TGGTCAAACTGTTACTGGTTATAACGTTCCTACTACAAATTGTAATACAACAAAATAAGTTTAACTTAAAGTATTAATTAAAATGAAAGAATTTACTGTTACTGATGGTAAGCAAAATTATGCTTTTAGACTTCCTACAAAGATTAGTGAAATCACTGGTGACTATCTCAAAGCTGTAACTGATGATATTGTGATTGCTCCTTATCATGCAGTTATTGCTTCTATTTATCGTGCTAAACTTCCTGAAGTTATTAGTACTAACAAGAAATCTAAGGCTATGGCTGTGGCTATTGTTCCTGTTTTTGTTAAAGCTAATGTTCCTCTTGAAACAGAAAAGCCTACTTATGATATGCTTAGTTTGATTAATCCAGCTGATAGAATTATAATTGCTGGAGCTGACATTGAAAGAGGTTATCAACTTTCTACTCCTAAGAATATGATTACTATGGAGAATGTTATTAAGATTTATAATCACGATAACAATTTTGCAAAGGAAGTTATGATTGACCAGAATTATTATTTCTTTGTTGATTTCAAACTTGTTCCTATTACCGATATTAAAGGTAAATATAATATGAGTAATTCTACTGATTTTATTAATCCTTTTGTTACTGTAAACTCAAAAGAAGTTGGCAGTTAATTTACAATTTCTTCTACGGGGGGGCTATTAATACGAGATTTAGCTCCCCTGTACTTGCTAATATAGATACAAGTACAGATATGAACGATACTATTAAAATGCCAGGTGGCGGATATGACGTCAAGGTAGTTCGTAAAGAAGATATACTTAAATGTATTGATTCAAATATCATTGACAAAGATATTATGCTTGCTTTTATTAATCAATTTGAAGTTGATGCAAGTAATTTTCTTAGTCAAGGTAGATGGACTAGTTTACCTTACGTTGGTACACTTAGGAAAAACCAATATAAAGAGGCACTTAATAGTGAAGAGATTAGAGAACTTGATGAAGCAGCTAGAGAAACTCTTGATAGAAATAAATATATTCTATTCAGAAAAAATGTTAGAGACGATGTAGCTAAATCTATTAAAAGAGAAAGACTTTATAAATATACTCTTAGTCAGGTAGTTAAAAAGAATAAGAATTTCTATAATTATCTTGAAAAGATTAAAGGCGAGAAGATTGCTAGAGTTATTTGTTATAGTATGTTTGAACTTACATCTTTTGGATATGAATTATAAACTTTGTATTGATACACTTATCACTATTGATGATGATGGGATGCCTCAGCCTCCCACAACTCGTCAGATGATTGATAAAGATGTAAGGTCTTTATATAATAGGGATAAAACTAAAGATAAGAGTCAGTACATTGCTGAATGTATTGTTATTTATTATCTTGGTGACCCAAAATCTCCTGCTAAACAATCAGGTCTTAATGATGCTGAGTCTCTTAAACTTGCAATTGAGCAAGCTGGTCTTCCTAAAGATTATGTGCCCGATGCTCTTGTATTACATCTTATAGATAGATACTATGAGCAGAATATTACTGAAGCCGGTAAAGTTGTTGAAAACTTGATGCAAGCTATTCATAATATTAATCTTTATATTAATCAAGCAAATAAAATTATTAGTGATAAACTTAGTAATACTATAACATTAGAAGAGTTAAACAATATAAGTCCTATTGCTGATACCTTTAAGAAACAAGCTGCTGATATGCCTTCTCTTCTTAAGAAACTTGAAGAAGCTAAACAAAATCTTATGTATGAAAAAGAAACTGAGATTTCTCGTGGTGGTGTTCAAGTTTTAAGTAGTATGCGTGCAACTGATGATTAAGATATGAACATCGACGAAAGATATAATAATAACTTTCTGTATTTTGATGAAGAACCTCATAGATATACAGATACACTAGGAAATGAATATCTTAGTGTTACTACTTTTATTGGAAAATATCACGAAAAGTTTGATGCTAAATATTGGGCTAGAATTAAGGCTAAAGAACAAGGTAAGACTGAGAAACAAATTCTTAAAGAGTGGGATAGAATTAGAAATGAAGCCTGTGAACGTGGGACTAATAAACATAATGGTATAGAAGATGCTATAAAGGATGTTAGTCAATTTAAAGACGCTATTAAGTATCTTACTATGGTAGAATCTGGTCGTTGTGTTACAGTTGCTGATATTCCAAATCTTATTCCAAAACCTCTTGATGTTGAACGTTTTAAAGAAGCTACAGGTAATAAATATGAAGAAATTTATAGAGTGTTTGATTTCTATATTCAACGGGGATATACCATATACTCAGAAATCGCACTCTTCCTTATGGACTACCTTATTAGTGGAACTATTGATATTCTTTGTATTCGTGATACTGATTTTGTTATTCTAGATTGGAAAACCAATAGAGATGGCTTAAAGTTTGAAAGTGGTTATTATAAAAAAGATAAAACTACTATTCCAAATCAACTTACAAATGAATGGGTATCTACTGACAAGCGTATGCTTCCTCCTTTAGGTCATATGCAAGATTGTAATGGTAATCATTATACTATGCAATTATCTCTTTATGCTATTGGAGTAGAAATGATTCTTGGTATTCCTTGTGTTGGTCTTGGACTTTGTCATATAGGAAATGCTTGGAAACTTAATAGATATGGTCAGCCTTTTAGAGATGTTGATGGTTATCATGTTGATCCTGATAAACCAGATACAGTTAATTGGTATAGAATTGACTATCGTCGTAACGAAGCTCTTGCCATGCTTAAAGATAGATATATGACTTTGAAAGCTGAAAATAATAATGCTGATAAACAACTTAAACTTAATTTTGAAGAATGATTGAAACAAATCTTGCTAATAAATGTGCTAACGCAGATTTTAAAAAGATATTTGCTCGTAAAGGTTATACTTTCTTTACTAAAGGAGAATATAATCTTAATATAATTGGTGTGCGCCACAAAGGAAGTAAAGTAACAAATAAGTTTGATGATTGTCTAATTGTTATCTATAATACTAACAATAAACAAGAAATTAGACGTGTGTTTACTTGTACTACACTTCCTGGTAAGAAAGCTATGGAACATCCTACTGCAATTAAAGGTACAGCTATTCTTAAAGAAGGACAGTATCGTGGTGCTTATCAAATAGGTTATCATAAAGGAAAATATAAGGCTCTTTGTCAGAGAAAGCCTCTTACTGTTTATAGAGATGGCAATAAAGATGACAAGTTTGATTTAAATCCTCTATCCATTGATAAAGGTATCTTTGGTATTAATATTCATAAAGCTGGAGATAATAGTACACTTGTTGATGGATGGTCTTACGGATGTCAGGTTCTTTCTAAGTCTATTGACTTTAATGCTCTTATGCGACTAGTTGAAAGAAGTGCTAGTATTTATGGTAATAGTTTTACATATACTTTAATTAATGAAGATGATTTATGACAAGCGAAGGTAGAGAAACATTTGAAAGAGGTCTTGATTTAGTAGTTGCTTTGTGTATTTGTTTCTTTATTGGAATTAGTATTGGTAAATGTACAAAAGAAGATAACACTACCCGCCCCGTAGAAGAAATTATCAAAGCAGACTCTATTATTAAAGTTAATGATAGTATTAAAATTAAAGTTGAACGATTAGATTCTATTAAAAATGCAAAGATTATTGAAGTTCAAACACTTGATAATGATAGCACTCTTAAGCTATTCTATGAACTCATTAGCAAATGAAGGTGATACAATTTCTTCTACGGGGCGGCAAGATTCCGTCTTAATTGCTTATGACGATTTACGTAAAGTTAATAGTAAACTTGTTGAGCTTGAATATGAAAAGAATATTAATAAACATCTTAGCTCTATTATTTATAATGATTCAATCGCCATTCATGGCCTTAGAAATAGGATTCAAACGATGGAAACAGATTGTGAAAGAAGAGTTAAAAATGTTAAACGAGAAAGAAATATTGCAAGTGGTATTGGAATAGGTGCTGTAATTTTACTTATTATAAGTATTCTATAATATATGGAATTAAATGTTGAGGATTATATAAGAGATTATCCATTTCTTCAATATATAATGGAAGATAAGAGTCGTTATACTCACGCTAAAGATGCTGGGTATGATGACCCTAACGACCTTTTTCTTATTGGAGATAGTGGTGGTTTTCTTATGAATATTAATCCTGGAGATAAGTTTGTTAATACTTATCTTTTCTGTGAAATGGCTGATTTTTATCTTAAGAATAAGAAATATACTTTTCTTAAAGAAGATACTATTCCTCATAGACAATTTAGAAAAAGAGAAGAATATCGTAGAAAACATGGTTTTAGTGCTCCTTGTTTAAGACGTAATGGTGTTATTCAAGACCTTTGGATTTCTGGTAGTATGTATAATTATCTTAATTATACTATGATGGAACGTCTTGATGAAAGTAGTATTAAGGTTACAAACAAGGGTGCTACTGGTAAGAAAATATATTCTTTTCCTAAGTTTATAGATGCTCAGTTTTGGACCTTTATGGTTATGGATTTTGCTATTAGAAATGGTCTTCATTTAATAATAGACAAAACTCGTCGTGGAGGTTTCTCTTATATTATGGCATCTGATAGTGCTAATGATATTAATCTTTATCATCATAAGACTGTTATTCACGTTGCAGCAGATAAGAAATATCTTACAGCTAAAGGTGGTCTTACTGATTTTACTTTAAATAATCTTAGATTTTATGAAACTAAAACTCCTTTTGTAAGAGGTATTCTTACTTCTGATAAGGAGAACTTTATGTTAGGTTTTAAGATGCCTAATGGTACTGTTAGTCCAGATAGTTGGAATAGTGGTCTTTTCAGTGTTTCAGCAATGAATAATCCTGATTGCGCTATCGGTAAAGATGCTGTTAAAGTTAAGACTGAAGAGGTTTCTACTATGGAAAACTTTGATGATTATGTTGGAGTAACAGAACCTGCTATGAGAACTGGTGCGTTTGTTACTGGTACTATGATGTCTTGGGGTACTGCTACTAGCGGTAATATGCAGACTTTTGAAGCAAACTTTATGAACCCAAAAGGTATTAATTGTATGGCTTTCGAGAATGTTTGGGATAAAGATTGTAGAGATGAAGTTTGCGGTTATTTTAAACCTTATGCTTGGGGACTTCAAGGTAAACTTGGTGATATGGAAGCTATGGATGCTGATGGTAATTCAAACATCGAAGTAGCTCTTAGAATTGCCTTTAATGAACGTGAAGCTAAAAAGAAGAACGCTAAAACTTTTGCAGAATATATTAATTATCTTGGTCAATATGCTAATATGCCAAGTGAGTCATTTAGTTCTGCAAGTGAAAATCTTTTTAGTAGCGAAGAACTTCTTACTTGGGAAGAAAGACTTCGTAGTGACAATAGTTTTCATTTTTATGTTGATGGTTGGTTATTTGAAGATACTACTAATCCAAATAAAGTTATATTTAAAACTAATGCTCGTATTGAAGCTGAAGGTGGTAAATATAATGTAGACTTTTGGGATTGGATTAGAGGTGTTCCTAGAAATGGAAATGAACATCCTCATGGTTGTATTAGAAAATGGTTTAATCCAGTTAATATAGAGTATAAAGATCCAAAGGATGGTACAATAAGAAAAGGTATTCCTCCAGGATATTATTCTATTAGTTATGACCCTGTAGGTGTTAATAAAGAGAAAGCTGCTATCACTAACAGACACTCTCATAATAGTATTAAGGTTTGGATGAACCCTACTATTTATAATAATTTTAAAACAGCTTTAGTTTGTGCTTATTATGGTCGTCCAGAAAAGCTTGAAGAAGCAGATAGAGTTTGTTATATGTTAGCTCGTTATTACAATTGTATTGGTACAGTTGGAGTTGAGGTTAACCGAGGTGAAACTGTTAGTAACTTTACTAAGTGGCACGCTTTGAAATATCTGATGAAGGACCCTGTTGAAATTTGGGATACTAGTATTAAAGGTTCTGTTACCGCTAGTTATGGTGTCAATATGGGTGGCGATTCAGGTGGTAATACTAAGAAACTTGAAGGATTGCGACTACTTAAAGAAATGCTTTATGCAGAAGTTGGTAAAGATGAATTAGGCAGACCTAAGAGAGTTTTTCATACTATTTATGATTATCAAACTATTCTTGAACTTAAAAAGTTTAACGCTCAAGGTAACTTTGATAGAGTTTCTGAAATGATTATAAGAGGATTACAATGGCGTCAAATGGATGTTAAAGCTGAAAAAGAAATGCAAAGACATAAGAAGATTGATAAAAATAATCCTGATAATAATATTCTTAAACGTGCTTGGTATTAAATTTATAATTATATGGCTACAGAAATTTTAGGTGGTTTTAATGCTTTTCCTGTTCAAAGATGTTCTGCTGCTGAGAAAGCTAAGCCTTCTTGGTATGCAAACTCTATTGATTATGTTATTGCTGCTGGAATTGGAGCCAATGATAGAACTGATACTGATTTAAAATTATCTATTCTACGTGGCGACATTCCTAATGAATTTTATAAAAAGACTCTTAATCCTTATAATGCTAGTCAAGAGAAATATAAAAGATTTCCTGCTACTATGCGTAACTTTGATATTATGTCTGATATTATTAGACGCTATGTATCTGAGTATTATAAAGGTATTCACGAGTTTACTGTAGGTGCAAATAATCCTGAAGTTGTTCTTGCAAAGAATGCTAAACTTAAACAAGAAGTTAGTAGACTTTGTGAACAAGCTTTTATGCAAGAGTTTGAAAAGAATCTTCAACAACTTGTTCAAGATGCTGAAGCTAATGGACAGCCTGCTGAAAGTGTTAATCCTCAGGATGCTATGCCTGATATGGAA